TTTTTGAAATGACGCAGCGGCGCCGGTTCCAAACTTTTTGACAGCTCCGAGCGCTTTGGTTGTGCGCGTGCCCACCTTGGCGACAACAGCACTGGCCTTGTCTTCGGCGGTAACCTCTAAGCGCACGCCATGCAGCCCTATCATTTTACCTTACCCATGTCGGCGCCCTTTCTTCATTGACCGGTCAAGCTCTGCTCTCTGCTTTTTCGCCCGCTCTGTTTCTATCTCACGAATCACCGTACTTGCATGGTGAATCACAGCATAGACAAAAGCAGGCTCCTCGCTCAAACTCGCGCCACCAAATGGCAAGATTTTATAGTCCCGCCAATCGGTGAACCACGAAACCATCATCATGGTTTCCGGGTCAATCTGTGACCACGGGCAGCGGCGCAGACTAGGCATAAAATCAAACGCCACATTCTCCGAGGTTTCCCCGTCACAGTTTCGCCCTGGTCTTTTCTCGTCATGCTCTGCCGCGCTCGGCCCCCGGCACTTCGAACATTTCCAGTCAAGCGAGCTGTGGCCACTCGAAAAAAATCGAGCAGCCAATTCTATTTTTTTCGCGCCCCCTCCGACAACGTGCTGATTTCTGTGATTCCCGAATACATCTCATCGATCAAAGATTGCTCCCCGCGCTCCCACAAGCTCGGGCCATCGGTGATTGTGTTTCCCAGGATGTCCACGCAGTTGGTAAGCCGCACCACACGGCCCTGAATGATTTTTTTAATGGCTGCCTCGGCGGACTTGATGTTAACCGTGCCGTCTTTGCCGATGCTTGCACGCTGCGCCGCCCGCAGCTCGCCGCCAGTCATTGGCACCAGCTCTGCCAGTATTTGATCAGCCTCGGGCTTCTCTCGGTTTCCGTTCCACTCGGGCACAAAACCCCGAATGTTTTCTTCATCATGTTCCATTTTGATTTCCTTTTGTTTTATAAATTACTGATTCCACGCAATCCTAATTTCATCGCCGCCGCTGCTCGTTGCCAGCGCGGTAAATGGCAGATTCAAAACTGCCTCCTCTGCCTGCGGCACGTCGATGGCCCCGAAGTCAATTTCGGCTGTGTCCATAAAAATCACAACCGTTTTACCTGACGTTGACCCCATATCAATACGAATCGGGATGCTTGAAAAGCTCGGGTCTGCCGTGGCGGCGGTCTGCACATAGCGCTGGGCCAATGACTTGATAAAGTCTTTACGTGCCCGAACAGATACAGAGCCCTTTACCGAGCGATAACCTGCCACAAAATCGCTGGTGCCCTTTTCGAAAGCTTCGTCGGAAAGCCCCTTGATTCCGTTTGTGATGGTCACATCAAAAGCGGTGACGGGAAGCGTTACGCTGTTGAGCGTCAGGCTTCCGGTGATTCCGTTAACGGGATTGCCTGCGGTTGTTTCGGTGTAGGTGGTCGGCGTGATGGCCTGCGCGTCTGACCAGCTAGAGCTTTGAATGGTTAAGGTGTCGGAGCTTTTGGCTGTTACCACCTTGTCATCGAGTGAGTTAAAACTGATCACGCTGCCAACCATGAAGTTGACGCCGTTGCCCGACTCAGTGATCAACGCCGTAGCGCTGGAGCCCGTGCCCTCAGTGATGCCGGTGCCGGTCAGCGCGTAATTAAAGGCGCTACCGCTAAAGCTGATCTTAGGCTCTTCGCCGCCGCTGCCGCTGATGGTCATCTCTTCGACGTAGGCACCAAAAAGATCCTCCCTAAAAACACCGTTGGCGGTTCTGGCCATATGAACAGTGGGCAGCGCGTTGGTGTCAGTAAGGTTGTAAGTCTTGGCCACTGAGGCGCCGAAAGCTCCGCCCATTGCACCCTCGATCAATGGGTCGATATCTGGCGCAGTCGTCCCACCGGCTGGCAGAATGTAGCTTTCACATGACCAGCTAACCTCTTGCTTGCCCGTGATGCGTTCTTGCACCGACCGGGTGGAGCGTGAGTCCATTCGGTCATTTCGCGCAACCGTGAACTCCATGGATGTACTCAAGACCTTGGCAGCATCGGCGCCAGCAAGTACCTCCTGCGAGTCGGTGCCGTAAGCGCCGCCCGCTGCGCTTTCCTTTTTGCAGAAAAATCTTAGGTTTCTTCCGAGTGCATGATCTGTTGACGCGCCCATTATTCAGCTCCATCCGTTTGCGGCGCCTTGGGCTTCTTAGCCCGCTTTGCCGCTTTCTTTTTTGTCGTTTCAAAAAGGCCCGACGCAACCAGCGCCGCCGCCTCATTTTCGGGCAGGTCCAACTCAGCGCCCGGCTCTACCAGATTATCGCCATGCCTTATCGGGTTGGCTCCCACATACTTAACTTTCATCAGGTCGATCCCGTCGTACGCACATAGCGGATTTGTGTCTGCATCAAAAAGCTGCCATCACCAAAAGCATCAGGGTCGCCCTCGTCAGTTTCCACGCTTAATGCTGTGGTCGATATCGCATTGGCGCCCCGCGTGGTGTCCACGTTGAGCGCCGCAATCACATCGTCAATCAAGTTGTTGATTTTGGTTTGACGGTCGGCGAGGGTATCGCCTGATATGTGGCCGATAACTGACATATTCATGATGTTGTAAACGTTGTCGCCGGGCTGGTGCTGCATGGTTTCCGATGTTGGAACGTATCCAATGAATGGACGCTCTCCGCTTTTCACATCGAAGTAGCCACGCGCTAAAGCCTGCACCAGTGTAACCGTGGTCTTGTATCCGTTGCCCGTTGTGATGGTTTCGAAAGTCGTCTGGAGGTTTTCCAGGATAAGCTTGCGCCCCGGGGTTGCCACATCAGCCCCCTATGCCCATCGCGGTCACTACCGCATTATCTATGATTTCCACGATTTCAGGTGTGGCAGCTTTGACGCCCTCGGTGATGTAGCCGGTCGGCTTGATGCGAACATGAGCCATCAGGGTATATGCAAGCTGCCCCGTGTTCTTATCCACCAGGTAGCCGCGCAGCTTGCCGGGTTGGATTGCGGGATAGAATTTTAAGAGCGTGCGCCCAGGGTCATAGTCACGCGGAGCAATGCCCACCTGGTTTCGCATGATTGGTGAATAGTCCCGGTTTGGAATCGCCAGGGCCTTGACGCGCTTGGGCCTAATCACTCCGCCGGTTTCTTGGATCATGGCGTAAGGTAGCAAGTTGAAAACGTCGACCTTGAAACCCTTATCGCCAACCTTAACCGGCCCAACGGTCCATGCTCGAAGCAATGCGCCCGTGGGGTGCTTGTTCAAATTTCGGACAGTGCTTTCTGCCAGGTGGGCGTTCAGTGCGTGCCCGGCCTCCAGCATTTTGCGCGGCATCTGGATGCCCATGCGCTCTACAAATTCCGTGGCGAATTCTTTGTATTCGTCTTTGATTGTGAGCTTGAAATCATCCGCCATGGTTCACGCGCCCTTGTTATCAAATAGTCCCAGACGGAACGGCGTGCGGGGCAGGTCGGAATCATCGAGGTTTGAGTCACGCTGAGAAATCGAGCCACCACCAAAGAAGACATCGGTATCCCCACGGGCAGCTTGGGCGCGCAGCTCTTTGAGCAGGTCACGGTAAAACTGTGTTTTCTGGGAACGGGGCCCGCCAAGCCCAAGGGCTGAGCGGTCTATCTCTCGGGCAAACTTTGCCAGAATACCCTCGACGGCATCAATGGCCGCGAGGATTGGGCTGGCTCTGGCATCAAGCAGGGCATCGAGTAGCTCGTCACTTAAGAGCTGGTCGTTGGTGTCAACGTCGCCAATGCGAAACCGCAGCTTATCGCGGTCTGTGGTCAGCGCGTCCGAATAGCTCCAGCTCATTTACTCAACCCTTTTGCGAGGTCGCCCCCTGCCGCGTTTTGGTTTGGGTTTCCCCATGTCAGCAAGCAAACGATCGGGCACCTCAACGAGCGTGCCCGATGTAATCATTCGCCTAAAAGCTGGCCACTCGCGGGCATCAGGTAACGGCGTCCAGGCCCTAACGGTCCCGTCATTCGTTACGATGTCCCGCGTTGGGAAAATCATTTTTATGCCACGGCCTCATTAAAGAACACGCCCAGGTCAGCGCCGGTTACTTTAAAAGCAAACGCTGAGAGGGTTTCGATTCTTTCACTGTGGTTGGCATCCATGCGGTAACGCAGGGTGCGCAGGCCTTCGTACTGGTCTGCGCCAGCCACGCCTGTAAAGCTGAACATATAGCCCGCCGCAGGTGTGAGAAGTCCCGGGGCATCTGGCACGTAGCAAAGCAGCGCATCATCAGCGTCAAACACTGGCGCATAAACAGCGGTTGCACCTTCCAGCGCTGTGTTGCTGATGCTGCCCGCAACAATCACGCGGTCAACGTCAAACAAAGAGGCCATCAAGTCAGTGGTCAAGATTCCACGCTCGGTGTATTTCACTCTATCTAAGAGATCGTCCGAGTCGCGCAGGGCGGTGTATACGTCTTTTCCAAGCAGGAGCGTATTGGGGCGCCGTCCAGTTTTTGACTCGACCGCATCCTGCTGCGCTTGAATATCTTTGATAGGCGTGCCACCTGACGCGCTCCACAAAGTAGACGGGGTAATATCACCGCCGGTTGTGGAACCAGTCCAGACCAAAGTGGTAAAAGCCGCCGCTGCAAAAACCTGATCACGCTTCAACAGAAGCTGCTCAGTGATGTAGCGGGTTGCGCTCGCGAGGATATCAACGCCCTCGTCGGCATTGCTAACGATGTAATCATCTAAGTCCATGTGCACGCCGTACTGCTCACACGTAAACGTGCCGGTACTCATGGTGAAGTTTGCGCCCTTAGTCGGTGACCCTGTGCCGCGCAAATCTGCCTGACTTCTCAGCCATTGTGCCTTGTCGAACACATGGTATTTGTTTGAAAGAAAATTTGAATTGATGCTCTTAAAAATTTGAGCGGCTACAAATTTATCAGTTTCTTGTGCATAGGCAATGGATACATTGCCTAAAGCCTGATCCACATGGACTTCTGAAGTAGTGAGTGGCATTTTCTAATTCCCCTTATACCGTGCTGCCGTTGGCGCCAGTGAACACAATCGAGATGATATCTCCAGCGGCGGTTGAGTCTTCCAGACAAATTCCCAAACGATACGCGCTGGAAGCTTGAATCTTGCCAGCGCCGTTCGCCTCGCTCGAAAGAATCGATCCCGAATCCAGCGTGGATGTGGTCCCAATGTAGATTTTAGTAACCCCAGAAATGGCAATGGTCGCAGCCTCGCCACTCGCAGGCGCGTTTTGCAAAACACCGATCGCGTTGCCGTTGTCACCACAAATTGCCGCTTTACCGTCGCCATCGACAATAACAAAACGATATTGCAACGCCGATAGATCCGCCGCAGCCGTTAGTGTAATTCTTGCCTGTGAATTTTCCCACGCCATGACTAGCGCCCTCCGTTGTTAGAACGCTGCTCGGAATACTCCGCATAGAGCGCTGGGTTTGTTTGAATTGCTTTTGTGATGGCCTGCGGCATGGTCAAAGACCCGCCGCTTGATTCCATCTCTGATTTGGCTACGGCTTGGATTTTTGCCCACGGATCGCCCGCGTTCATGTCCGGGATACTGCGTCCAGCCTCAACCA